GTTTCGAGAGGTTTTTAAACCTAAGTTTGTTAAGTACTTGGATGAAGAAATTTGTCATGTTAATATAGAAGATTGGTTAAAATCGACTACATATACACTTGTACAAAAACAAACCTTACGAGAAGCTATTAGTGCAGAACATAAAACCACAGATGGCTATTCAGCTAAGTATGTTTATGAGGCTTTTACTAAAATTGAACTTCAAATTAGTGAAGTAGATCATGAAGAAAAACATACTGAGAAGAATGGAGCAAAAGATAGACAAATATGTGGACCATGCCCTGAGAAGAAAGTGGTTGCAAATCCCTTTATAAAATTATTAGAATACATTGCAGACAAGTTTTTAGCGTCTTATTGCGGTCGTAAGAATTGGATCGAATTAGGAGCTATGCTTGATCTTTGGGTGGAAAAAGGTGATTCTTGGATTTTTGGAGAAGGAGATGGTAGTGGTTTTGATATGACTCAATTGGAAGCGCAAAATAAATTGATAAATGAATTGTTTATGGATTGCGCTAAACATCCCAATATTATATGGGATGAGCCACTGACAATTGATTTGTTTGCAGAAGCTATAATACAGTCTTTGACCTTAGAGGTCAAAATGGGAAAAGGAGAAATTAAGTACTCTGCCCAAGGACGAGCTTCTGGAGATGGTTGGACTACTCTAGCCAACGGTTTGCTGATGATAAGTTATTACGAGTTTACATATTGGATTGCTCAAATTAAAGAATATTTGTTAGCTGTCAAAGGGGATGATGTTCTTAATGGACATCAGAAGAAGGATCATGCTGCTTTTGTTGCAGCACATGCATTAGTGTTTACCAAACGGAAAGATGACCATATGCATGGATTAGGACAGATTTGCAAGTATGTTAATTATGGACCTATCCAAAACTTATCATTTTTATCATGTCATTTCTTTATGAATTCTAATGAGAAAATTAGGATCACTAGAATACCTCTTAGAGTTATACAGACTTTAAGTTGGACGACATCACTTCCTAAAAATGGTCGTAAACGGGAAGATCAGCGTTTGGAATTATTGTATTCAAAAGGCTTGAGTTTGTTATCCTGGGGAAAAGGTTTGCCTATATGGCAGGTCCTAGGAGAAAAAATGTGTGAATTGGGAAAACCTGGTGGACTAAGAGATGTATCTAGAAGGGAGTTTGAACATGTAGATAAATATCGCGTATGGCATGATTGTGATGACACAGATGCTTATTTGGTGTATTTGGAACAGCGATATAATATAAATCCTCGAGAAGTTAGAGAATTTGAAAATAGTGTTCAAAATTTAAAACAAATTGATGGGGAATTATTTGTACCTTTTCTAGAAAAATTTTATCAACCTCTGTATTGATCTATCAGGATAT